CTAAGGTGTACGCAAGCCATTTTAGGTGTACGCAAAAAATACTACCAAAAATGGCAGGTGTACGCAATGTATTAAAATTGGTGTCCACTTTCATATTAGAACTAATGGTTTGATACAATATTATCAGACCTTTTTTATTACGAAAATAGGGATAATTTCCCTTTCTTCATTTACTAAACTTGCCTAGAAGGTGTTTAAACAGAAACATTTACTAGACTTTTTTCTTTGTCTTCTACTACTAAAAAACGAAAGCCTAACAAAAACACGAAAGGTCAACAAAAACACGAAAGATAGATATATGGTCAAGTATCACTTAATTTCATTTAATTACAACTTTGGTCTCACATCAATTGTAACACCACATTCAGAAAAGCATAAAAAGTTATTTAATTATAGACGAAATGATAGAAAAGTGTTATAATTATTGCATAAGTTATGGCTTTAGGAGGACTCCTCTATATGACATATGCAGAAGCTTTAAAAAAACTAAGAAACAAAATGATTTTAACTCAAACTGAATTTGCTATTCTATTGCATGTTTCTTTCGGTGCAGTAAATAGATGGGAATCTGGAAAATATAAACCAACAACCAAGACTAAGAGAAAACTAGCACCTTTATTTGAAAAATTTAATATAGAAGTGGAGAATTAAAAATGACAAGAAATGAAATTGTAGGCATTATTGGCCAAAACTTTCATACAGTTAATTTGGAACAAAGTGATGAGTTTTCATATGTACAAGCTGGAATTCCGCTTAAAGATGTCCCAAAAATTGGAAGAATACAATCCTATAAACTCGACATGAGATTTGAAAAACAACAATCAAATTTGTCAATTCTAGTAGAAACCTTAAATATTAACGCAACTGCAAGGGATTGGCACACTCATGAAAACAAACTCTTAAATTGCTATTGTGTACTAGAAGAAAAATTACGACCAAATAATAACATTATCTTGATTCTTGTCGAAAGTGGAACTGGACACAAAATAATAGTGTGGCAAAAAGAACATGGAAAAGCTATAATGCCTCTTTCTGATACAAAGCTTAAGTCTATCGATGAGTATAATGGATATTTTGTTCATAATTATGTAAATGATGAGTTAAGAATAAAAGAGGCAGTCCTTGAACTAAATGAGTTACTTCATAAAAACGGCATCAAAGAAGATATTCGTGGTCAATTTGTAGGAACATGTCTACTAGCACTAAAATCCAATGAAACTAACCCAAACTCATTTGTTTATTCAGGATTGGACACTAATTTAATTATTGCTGGAATTAAGAATATTATTGGTAATCTTCTTCAAAATGATTTAAATAGAGCGACCAAAATTGTGCTTCTAGATACTAAAGTTTTGAACGACCAAAAAGTTCGAACTTTAAAAAGTCCAAAATTTGCTGAAATTATTGATTTTATCAAAAATAGAATCATTCCTTATATTAATCCAAAAACAAATAAAGGTCAGGACTTATTAAATCTTTTCTTTACAACCTTTAATAAATATGTTGGGAAGGCTGATAAAAATCAGGCTTTTACACCGGATCACATTACTCACTTTATGTGCAAAGTTGCCGAAATTAATAGAAATACAAGAGTTCTAGATCCAACATGTGGAAGTGGAAGTTTTATTGTTCAAGCTCTTATACAAGAACTAAATGAATGTCATACTGATATTGAAAAGAATAACGTTAAGAAATACAATATTTATGGAATTGAAAACGAGGAGAAAGCATATGGCTTGTCTACTACAAACATGCTTATACATGGGGATGGAAATTCTAATGTTGTTTTCGATGAACACGGAGGTTGTTTTAGTTTAAGAGATTGGATTCAATCACAAAATATTAATGTGGTTTTAATGAATCCCCCTTATAATGCAAAACCAGTGGAAATTCCAAAAACTATTAAGAATTCTGATGGAAATATTGTATATACTGTTCATGGTTCTAACTGGACCGCTAAGCAAGAAGACGGAAAAGCTGATCCATCAAAAGGCTTTGTTTTTGTTAATTATATAGCTGATTGTATAGGAAAAAATCCGGATGACAGTATTAGACAAGGAGCAAAACTTCTTTGCTTATTACCATTGACTTGTGCAACTGGTAACAAGAAGCCAATTGCCTTTGAAAAGGAAAGAATATTAAAAAACAATACCTTAGATGCTGTTTTTTCATTACCTCCAGAAATGTTTTATCCGGGCGCTAATGTAAATGCTTGTTGTATGGTTTTTACTATCGGTGTTTCGCATTACACAAGAGTTGAAATTGATGGAGTTGAAGTTGATATTCCTAGAAAAGAAACCTTTCTTGGTTACTTCAAAGACGACGGTTTTCTAAAAAAGAAATACTTAGGTAGAGTTTCTCGAGTAGACGAAAATGGTAATCCATTATGGACAATTATCGAACAGGAATGGCTTGATCTATATTTTGGTAATAAGGTTAATACCTATAGGGGAATTCGGAAGAAGTTAACTCATAATGATGAATGGTTAGCTGAAGCCTATATTGAAACTGATTACAATAGTTTTCTTTCAAATTACACCCCATTTGAAATAACATTAAGGCAATACTTGGCATTTTTAATAACAAAAGGGTTTGACTTCCCAGTTAATAGAGAAGCTCTGGGACCATCAGGTGACATTAAAAATTTAACTTGGAGTTACTTCACAATTAAAGATTTATTTAATGTTCAATTGGCTACTGGTGATATAAAGGCCGGTGATTGTTTACCTGGGGATATCCCATTAGTATCATCTGGAATGTTGAATAATGGTGTTGTGGAGTATATAGATGAAATGGGTGACGGGATTTCTAAAATTTTCAAAGCAAACAAAATTACAGTTGATATGTTTGGTCAAGCGTTTTATCAGCCATTCGATTTCTTCTCAGTGAGCCACGGTCGTGTAAACATACTTGCATCCCAAAACCCTAATTTTAATAAATATCATGGTTTATTCATTTCAACAATCATAAACAATGAAAAGTATAGATTTTCCTACAATCGAGCATGTTATAGCGGCGTGATTGAGGAGTTGAGAATAAAATTACCGTCAATTGTTGATAGCGAAGGAAGGGTCCAAGTCGATTGGGATATAATAGAAAACTTTATCAAGGGATTGAGTTATTCGAATTTAATTTAGTAATATTTATTAGTTATTCATGTGGAAGGGAGAGATTTTATGACTCCTACAAGCATTGAAACTACATCAATACTCGATATGTTATCACCTGATATCTAAGAGATTATGTAAAAATCACAACAAAATGTTCCAATATTATTTTTCTACCCGATGAGAACGATGCCAATAATACTACTTCGACCTTTCAAAAAAAGAAACAATGTATTTTACTTATAGATAATATAAACCGAAATATTTAAATTCTTTCTTGATAAATAATTTTCTGATTTTAAGGGGGTAAATTATTTGGTGGAAAATATAAATACATTTCTAGAATATCTTCAAGGAGATAAGTACTATGACATTATTTATAAAGCTATTTTTTCTTGGTGCTGTAAAAATAAAGATATACTTTTAGAAAAAATTAGTGGAGTTAATGTTAGTTATATCTCTTATATTGACGAGGATGAACTTGAGTTAAGCTTTAAAAATGTATGGATTGACAGCAAAAGTGATACTAAAATTGATTTTGATATTGCTATTGATTTAACAGTATGCCTAGAAGGTGTATATGGTAAGCATTATGATAGAGATCAATATAGTTCAAATCTATGGGTAATGGTTTACTGTACAGGATCTATAGATACAAGATTTAATGATTTCAAAATTATTAATGTTGAAGAATTTAGTAAATCAAAACCAATGAAGCCATTATCTGGAGACTTTGTTCCCTACATTAAGAAAGCTGAGTACGATAAATATGCTAGCGAAATACTAGAGGAATTCTACTATAAATATCATCCTGAATCTAGAACTTTTCCAAAAGCAATTAATATAGATGAACTAGCAGCTAGAATGAGACTTAATATAATCAACACTAGAATATCTGAAGATAGAAGTGTATTTGGACAAATATATTTTGCTGATGCTGAAATTGATTTATATGATGAAGCTTCTGAAAAATATGTAAAAAAGCTTATAAATAAGAATACAATTCTTGTAGATGAAGAAGCCGCTTATTTAAGGTCTTATGGATCAAGAAGTATGACTATCGCTCACGAGTGTGTTCACTCTTATTATCATAGGAAGGCATTTCAGTTTGCACAAATGATGAATGATGACTTGCAGTATATTCAATGTCAAGTAAATGGGGTGATGAGAACTAGTGAAAAAAATACTGTAACAGAATGGATGGAAATACAAGCGAATGGAATTGCTCCATATATTTTAATGCCTAAAAGTTCAGTTGAACCATTTGTTGAATCATTATTTCGTCAATATAACGATAATGGAATAAGCAAAGCTGAATTTATTGTAGATGTTATTAGAGAAGTAGCAAATAACTACGGCGTTACAGATTATGCTGCAAGAAAACGTCTTATTGACATCGGATACGAAGAAGCAATTGGGGCACTAAATTGGGTTGACGATCATTATGTTAGATCATATTTTTTCAAAAAAGGTGCTTTAGCTTCTAATGAGACATTTACTGTTAGTTATAAAGATATTTATCAAAAAGTAGCTGGACAATCTCAACTACTTATGGAATTTATGACAAACAAATATGAGTTTGTTGAAAATCATTTGTGTATTAATTCGCCAAAGTTCCTAGAGAAAGATGAAACAGGTAATTTAATTCTTTCAGATTATGCACTTTGTCATATGGATGAGTGCTGTGTTAAATTTAAGTATAGAACAATAAATGGTTTTGCTGATGGTTCTGAATTTGGTTTAATGTGTTATCTTTCTAGAGACTGTAGTAAGGAGCTAGAGTTTGATCTTGAAATACAATCAAATCCTGCAAAAGTTCTAGCAGATCCTAAGATGGAAGAGAGATACAGCATACATCAAGCGAATGTTGAAGAAGTGCTAAAAAATATCACTTTCATGAAGTTTGGTGAAATTATTAAGTATTTAATGGGTTACTTGAGTATCTCTATAAAAGAGCTAGAAATTGATTCGGGTCTAAATGAAAGAACCATAAGAAGATACATAAATGGCGAAAATAAAGTGACAGAAAAAAGAACTGTTGTTGCTTTGCTAAGAACCTTGAACTTGCCATATAAGATTTGCGAATCAGCAATAAAACAGTCAGATGTTAGTTTTAAATTTGGTGATCCAGAAGATGATGCTTTATTTACAGTTATGCAAGGATTCAGAAAATCAAGTGCTAGACAAGCAAATCGCTTTATGGAAAGATTAGGATTTGAGCCATTAACTAAAGAAGAATAATAATTTTGAATTAAAATTCGGACAAGGGGTGTCCGTTTAAATATCCTTAAAAAACTCAAATATTACTTAATTTACTGGTTTTTGAAAATTAATCTGTGCTTTTTTGCTTAATTAGAGTATAAAAAGAGGATTTAGAGAGTTAAAAAGCACAACAAATTTGAAATTTTTTGCATCCAAAATTATATGTTATTTATTATATGACTTATTCAAATTTGATATATAAGATTTTAGCTCAAAAAGAATTGAAGTTTTTATATTCAAATTCGACTCTCTTTATAACTTTACATAAATATCAAATTATGTATTGTTTTTATAAAAAAAGAATATAATATATTAGAAAGTATAAAATTTGCTTTCAAGAGAAATAGTGTTATAATACTATTGATCATTATCTAAGCTTTATAGATGCTCGCCCGGTGGTGGATACCACTTCATCTAGAGCTTAGATTTTATTAGAATAAAGTTATTCTTTATGGCGAAAAAAATAAAAAAATATTATTTTAATTGACTTTAATATAAACATGTAGTATAATAAAAACAATCATTATCTAAGCTTTATAGATGCTCGCCCGGTGGTGGATACCACTTCATCTAGAGCTTAGATTTTATTAGAATAAAGTTATTCTTTATGGCGAAAAAAATAAAAAAATATTATTTTAATTGACTTTAATATAAACATGTAGTATAATAAAAACAATCATTATCTAAGCTTTATAGATGCTCGCCCGGTGGTGGATACCACTTCATCTAGAGCTTAGATTTTATTTATTATATAGGAGCGATTTATGGCACTTGAAGCTAAAGATATTTCAAGTCAAATAGGAATACTAAAAAGTAAGAATTTGACAATTAATGACCCGTCTTTTACACGTTCTATGCTTGAAAAAAATAATTATTATAATTTAATTAATGCATTTAAGGATTTATTCTTAGCCTCGAAAAATCCAGAAATATATATTACAGGAACAACATTTGAAGAGATTTACAATGTTTATATTTTTGATTTATCACTAAGAGAATTATTTTTAAAATATATTTTATGTATTGAAAATGAATTTAAAACACATGTTGCTTATGTATTATCATTGGATGTCAATTCTGGTTGCTATTTTAGTAAATCGTGTTACGATACTGGATCCAAAAAGAAAAAAGAATCCATTTTAAAAACACAAAATATGATATTTCAGATTTACGAGAAGAATTCTAATAATCCAATGGTTTCACATTTTCTAGATAAAGGTGAGATAATTCCTTTGTGGGCATTACTTAACATATTTGAATTTGGACAAATGAGAAGCTTTTATAATATTTTAAAACCAAATCTTAAGAATAAAGTGTCAAAATATTATAGTATATCAAGTTCTGATTTATACTCAATGTTATCAGCTTTAAATATGTTTAGAAATGTATGTGCACATGGTAATAGATTATATAATTATAAATTGATTGATGATCAAAAGCAGATAGTTGATACTATTGTACATAGCAATATGAAGATTAACAAAATAAGTGCTGGTGGATTGAATTACTATTCTTGTGGTAAAAAGGATTTATTTTCTGTTGTTATTTGCTTTAAGTATTTATTGGATAATACAGATTTTAATTTATTTTTTGATGAATTAAATGAATTAATTTCATCTTTGAGTAGTAAAATAAAAACAATTAATATTGAAAAAATTTTGACAAATATGGGATTTTCTTTAGCGAATGCATCAACAGGCCAAAAAAATTGGGATGAGATAAAAAGAATAGCTAAATAAACATTTTTAATTATATGATAGGTAAAAAATAAATTAGCAGCAAAACAATTCATTCATATAAATGTAAGCAAAAAAATTATAAAAAAATAATTATTATATAATTGTAAATGTTATTATAGAGATGTATAATTGTCGGTTTGAAACTGTACAATAATGTACATCCTTCTTGGTTTTAAAATGATTTATAAATTGGTACCCTTCCTCTAGTTCCTTATCAATAATTAACTATGTATTCTATTACTTCTTGATAGATTATATATTTCTTGAATTGGTAAAATAATCCAAATATCTAAATAATGTAAAAAAAGATTGACTATCTAATATGATAATCAATCTTTTAAATTAAAAGTTAAACACAAAAGATTTTCACTAGAGTAAAAATTGCCTAAAAACACAAAAACACAAATTAATTTAAAGAACCAATTTACTATGGAAAGCTTAGGCTTTCCTTTTTTTTATGCATATTTTCAAAAAACAGCTATATATCAACCTTTTTTCAACGGACACCCCCTGCCTAAGAGATTATAAACTTATATGGTAACATATTGCTGACAAGGGAAATCGCTACTCTCTGTCAGCACTTTACACCCTTAGCTAAGGTGACGCAATAAAGTGTAAAAACAACTTAATACCGCAGATCAGACTATTGCGTGGAATGGCTGCAAACTGAAATGGAAGTATTTAACTACCATTCTTTTTGCCATGCCTTCTAAATGCCGGACAGAAGAAAATACCCCCATTTCAGGAATTAAAAAACTGATTTGGAGGTATTTTTTATGAAGATTAAATACGTATTTGCTGATGGCACAATTAGCGAAGTTGAAGTTGATGATGAGTTTGGAACGCTTTATTTAGAAGCACAACGAAAAGAAGAAAATTATGAACGCAAAACTAGATATTGGGTTAAGACATCTCTTGATACTTGTGATTATGAAGGTGAATGGTTTGCTGATCCTAACCCAACACAACTAGAGCAGCTATTAATTGATGAAGTAAGAGAAGAATCTGAAAAAAAGGTTCAAGAGTTTTATAAAACCTTAACTGAACCGCAATTAAGAAGAACTCTTATGCTACAACAAGGAATGACTCATAGAGAAATTGCAGATATAGAAGGGGTTAATCTTAATGCAGTTCAAAAGTCTATTGAGCAAGTAAGAAAAAAACATAATGAATTTTTTAACAAATAGGGTGGTCAAAGGGTGGTCATTTTCTCCTTATGGTGAGGGACAAGTTATCAAATATTCCCTTAGAAGGAGAAATAAAAATATGAATCACAAATTAAAAATCAGTGTTTCAAAAGAATCACCTAAAGATGGTATTGTTTCCTACAAGAAATTAAGTCTTAAGAAAAAGCTGTTTAAGAAACTCTTCGGTGACACACAAAAGGTAACGATTATCATTCCGGGTGATTCAGTTCATGATGTCACAATTCGTGAAGTTGAAAAAGTAAATGGAGGTGGAAAAAGTGGCAACTAATATCCATGACAAAGTTCACTCTCCAAGTAAATCATCACTTTATTTTGTATGCCCTGCTAGTTGCAGCTTTATGGCTACCTCAATTGATGCACCAGGTCCTGAAGCTGTCTATGGAACTGAAACCCATCTACTTGGTGAAGCTCTAATTAAACAATCTCTTCGTTTGGATGATTTTGATAAGGACGAAATAAAACCAGTTGAAGAAATCATAAAAGATCTTACAAAGTATGATGAAGAAATGATGAATCTTGCTGAAAGTTATGCAAACATAGTTATAAGTTTATTTGAAAGTGAAAGAAAGCGTATCGGACAAGCGCCACTTGTATTTGTAGAAGAAACCCTTGATATGAGTCGATGGGCAGAAGGTATGATAGGTACTCTTGATTTTGGTATGCTAGCCAACGATGTAATGACAGTTGGAGACCTTAAAACTGGAAGAGCCAAAGTTAATGCATGGGTAGTTAAAGAAGATGGCACAAAAGAACCAAATTCTCAGTTAGGACTTTATGCTCTAGGTTTATACCATACATTTGGAAAGCTATATCCAATTAGGACAGTAAGAATCATCATATTTCAAGAACGTATTAATAATTATTCAGAGTTTGAATTATCGCTTAATGACTTACTCAATTGGGAAAGAGAAGTAGTCGTACCAGCAATAAATAGAACATTAGAGCCTAATCCAGCAGCTGTTCCAAATTCAGGATGCAAGTGGTGTCCAGGTAAGGAAATTTGTGTTGCTAGAAAGAAAGCTAATCTTGAAGTATTGGAAAATAAGCCACAAGAAATTGCATTTATGACTGATGATGACATCGAGGAGTTACTACCAAAATTAGATGAACTTATCAAGTTTGCTGAAGATGTAAAAGCACATGCCATCAAAAGAATACAACAAGGACAAAAGTTTAAAAAACATAAGCTCGTATACTCAAGAATTACAAGGACGTTTTCTGATAGCGACGCAGTGGCAAGGATTCTAATCGAAAACGGTTATGAAGCTTATAGTAAACCAAAACTGCTAGGCATTACAGAAATCCAAAAGCAAATGGGGAGACCGAAACTTAATGAATTATTAGGTCCATACATCACTGTTACTAATGGATCATTAACGATTGTACCGCTCGATGATGCTAGAGAAGAAGTGAGACTAGAAGATGCCAAGCGTGATTGATTTGACTGGGCATAAATATGGAAGGCTAACAGTTCTTAGTCGTGCTGGTTCTAAATATGGACATTCGTTATGGAACTGCAGATGTGATTGCGGAAATCATAAAGTCTGTATATCTTCTGATTTAAGAAGTAATAAAGTGAGTTCTTGTGGATGTTACCGTCACGAAATTAATGTTGGCAACACATTTTCACGCCTCGGTGGTCGAGTTCGTGGATTACAATTGCTAAAACACGGAGAGTGTAAAACAAGGCTTTATAAAGTTTGGAAATCAATGCATCAAAGGTGTAATAACCCTAAAAATCGATTTTATTTGAATTACGGTGGAAGAGGAATCAAGAATTGTTCTGAATGGGATGATTTCGTCAATTTTAGAGATTGGGGAATGTCTAATGGATATAACCCGAATGCGAAATTTGGTGAATGCACTTTAGACCGTATTGATAATAACAAAGGCTACTGCCCAGATAATTGCCGTTGGGTAGGGTTACAAACACAGGCAAACAATCGTAGAAAAAGGAGAATTAATAAATGAAACTAAACATTATTAGTGGTCTTGTAGAAAGACCCATCAAGGTAAGTATTTATGGTATTGAGGGTATTGGTAAATCAACAATCGGTTCTCAGTTTCCCAATCCTATCATCATTGATACTGAAAATGGTACTGGCAGAATTAATTGTAATCGTGTCAAGTGTACATCTTGGAATGAACTGCTAGAGATAGTTCGTGAGGTTGTAAAAAACCCATCGGTTTGCAAAACGCTTGTTATTGATACCTTTGATAAAGCCGAAACATACTGCGTCGAATACATATGTGAGAAAAATCATAAGGCAAATATTGAAAGTTTCCCATATGGCTCTGGATACAACATCCTTCAATCGGAAATGGAATTGCTATTCCGTTTACTGAATCAAGTAATAGAGAGCGGAAATCATGTCGTTTTGATTGCTCATGCAAAAGCAAAAAAGTTTGAATTGCCTGAAGAGACCGGATCTTATGACAGGTATGAAACTAAGCTTACACGTCAAGTAGCTCCTTTATTTAAAGAATGGTGTGATATTTTATTATTTTGCAATTACAAAACTTATGTAGTTACCACTGATAACAATACCAAGAAAGCTCAAGGTGGCAAGCGTGTAATGTACACTACACACCATGCTTGTTGGGATGCTAAGAACCGATTTAACTTACCTGACGAGTTAGAACTTAGTTTCAAGCCTATCGCACATCTTTTTATTAACGATAGCAAAACTCAAGAATCTCATGAAACAAGTGTAATAACTCGCGAGTCTGATGTTGTTACAAAACTGAAAGAAATGATTAATGAATCAGGTGTTACAGTAGGAGATGTCGAGCAAATCGTAATTGAGCGTGGAAAGTATGAGCAAGGTTCAAGAATAAAAGATTACTCAGATGAGTTTATCACAAGATGGGTAATGCCAAATTGGAAAAAAATCGTTGAAACAATCAACAAAAATAAAACTGAAAAAGGAGAAAATTAATCATGGAAGAAAATAAAAATTTATTAATGGATTGGACAGACTCTATTGAAAATGAAGGTCAGGAGTTTATTACTCTTGATGAAGGTGACTACGTGTTTAAGGTTGTGAAATTTGAACGTGGAAGATTTCCTGGATCTGCAAAAATTCCACCTTGCAATAAAGCAATTATCACAGTCGAAGTTCAAACCGAAAAAGGTATAGCTACTGCCAAGTTTGACTTGATTCTTTATCGCACACTAGAATGGAAACTATGCTCTTTCTTCCGTTCAATCGGTCAAAAGAAACATGGTGAGAAATTGGTAATGGACTGGAATAAAGTTTTAAATTCCGTAGGTAAAGCACATTTTAAGCCAAGAAGTTATACAAATCAATATGGTGACGAAAAGGTAATAAACGATATTGAAAGATTTATAGATTACGATGAAGAATTCTTTAAAGATTACCAAGAAGGCCTTCCCTTTTAGAGGTGCTACTTATGGAATTAAGACCTTATCAGAATGAAGCAGTTCAAGCTATTAAAAATGAATGGAATCTAGGTCATCAAAAAACATTACTTGTTCTTCCTACGGGAACGGGTAAAACTATTGTTTTCTCTAAAGTGGTAGAAGAAGAAACCAAAGATGGTAGTAAAGCATTAATCCTTGCTCATCGAGGAGAATTGTTAGACCAAGCATCTGATAAGTTAAAAGTGACCTGTGGGTTAGATTCAGTTTTGGAAAAAGCTGAGTCTACCTCGGTTGGTTCACCACATAAGGTTATAGTTGCCTCAGTGCAAACTTTATCACAAGAGAAAAGACTGACCAATTTCAATAAAGACTATTTTAAGACCATTGTCGTTGATGAAGCTCATCATTCAACGAGTGATTCATATCAACGAATCTTACAACATTTTGGTAGTGCAAATGTATTAGGTGTAACTGCCACGCCAGATAGAGCTGATCAAAGAAGTTTGGGTAAATATTATGATTCAAAAGCGTATGAATACTCACTACATCAAGCGATTAAAGAAGGTTATTTATGCCCTGTAAAAGCTCAAATGATACCTCTTGAACTTGATATTAATAAAGTAGGGATTTCTAACGGTGATTATGCGGTAGGCGAGATTGGTTCAGCATTAGAACCCTATTTAAATCAAATAGCACTTGAAATGCTAAAATATTGTACTAATAGGAAAACAGTTGTGTTTTTACCCTTAATTAAGACTTCTCAAAAGTTCTGTGAGCTTCTTAATCTACACGGACTTAGAGCAGCAGAGATAAATGGGAATAGTGCAGATCGAGACAAGATCCTATCAGATTTTGAAGCAGGCGAATATGACGTATTATGCAACTCGATGCTTCTAACTGAAGGTTGGGATTGTCCTGAAGTTGATTGCATTATAGTATTAAGACCAACAAAGGTTAGAAGTTTATATCAGCAAATGGTAGGCCGCGGGATGCGTTTAGCACCTAATAAGACTGAATTACTGTTACTAGATTTTCTTTGGATGACCGAACGTCACGATTTGTGTAGACCATCTGCACTCATTTCTAAAGATGATGAAGTAGCAAAACGGATTGACAAGAAAATGATGGATAGAGAAAGTGGTATAGATTTACTACTTGCTGAAGAAGAATCAGAACACGACATTATTCAAGAACGAGAAGACGCACTTGCTCGTGAACTAGCTGCTATGCGCAAAAAGAAACAAAAACTTGTTGATCCGATTCAATATGCCTTTTCAATTGAAGCTGAAGATTTAGCACGTTATCAACCAACATTTGCATGGGAGATGGGACCTGCTACAGATAAGCAAAAGGACTATCTTGAAAAACACGGAATACTACCAGATACTATAGAAAACTCTGGTATGGCAAGTCTTATTATCGATAAGCTTAAAAAACGACAAATGGAAGGACTTGCTACACCAAAACAAATTAGATATTTAGAAGGTAGAGGTTTTCTTCATGTCGGCCTATGGTCATTTGATGATGCTACAAATATGATTAATCGAATCGCAAGTAATAATTGGTTCATTCCAAGAGGTATCGATGCGCCTACATATCAACCATAAGAGGAGAATTTTATGGGAAACAGTATATTAAATGCTCTAAATTTTATTAATGTTGCCAGTTTGAATTACCAAGATTGGATTAATATTGGTATGGCATTAAAAGTAGAAGGATATGAATGGACAGTTTGGGATGAATGGAGCAAAAACGATTCAAGATATAAACCAGGAGAATGTGAACGTAAGTGGAAGAGTTTTAGTGGTTCTTCCACCCTCTTAACAGGTGGAACAATTATTCAAATGGCAAAGAATAATGGCTACATTCCTTACTCACTTGATGGTGATGGGATTCTCGATTGGGATTCAGTAATTGAATATGATGGTGATGGAGTAGTGTATGAAATGCCAAAAGTAGAAAGTCCTGTTCAACAATTAATTACTTATTTAAAAACATTGTATAAAGATGATGAATTGGTGTCTTACTGTACAAATGATGTATGGCAAGATAAAGATGGGAAATGGATGCCATCAAAAGGAATTTCAGATAGAACTGCTGGACAATTGATTAATTCCCTTGAAAAGCATCCAGATGATATTGGGGCAACTATTGGCGATTGGAAAGAAGAGTGTGGAGCTTGGATTAGGTTTAATCCAGTAGATGGCAAAGGAATTAAAAATGAAAATATAACACGATTTGAATATGCTTTAGTTGAATCCGATGATATGCCCATTTCTGAACAAGATGCTACATATAGAAGACTTGAACTTCCGATTGCATGTTTAGTCAGTAGTGGCGGAAAAAGCATTCATGCAATTGTAAAAGTGAATGCTAAAGATTATGAAGAATATAGGAAAAGAGTCGATTTTCTTTATGACTTTTTAGATAAGAATAGTCTTAAGGTTGATAAACAAAATCGCAATCCATCAAGGTTATCCAGAATGCCAGGTGTTACTAGAAATGGAAATCCTCAAACCCTACTTGCAACCAATATTGGAAGGCGTGATTGGGTGGAATGGATGGACTTTGTAGAAGGCATTAGTGATGAACTCCCAAGCCTAACTTATCTAGCAGATGCCTTAAAGAATCCGATTATTTTACCGGAAACATTAATAAGTGGAGTGTTAAGAGTTGGACATAAGATGATTGTTTCTGGTTCATCAAAAGCAGGTAAGTCATTCTTGCTTATTGAACTTGCCTTAGCACTTGCGAGTGGAATGACATGGCTTGGATTTGGCTGTAAGAGTTCTCGAGTTCTTTATATCAATTTAGAAATTGATCCAGCATCATGTATCAATCGTTTTAAGACAATTATGGAAACGAAAAGAATAGATTTTAAACATGCGGATAATATCACAATCTGGAATCTTAGAGGGAATGCTCTCCCAATGGATAAGTTAGTTACAAAGTTAATACGAAGAATAAAGAATCAAAACTACTCAGCAGTCATCATAGATCCAATTTATAAAGTTATTACAGGAGACGAAAATAATGCATCTGAAATGGGTAAGTTTTGTAATTACTTCGACAAAATTTGTTCAGAGACAGGGTGTTCAGCAATTTATTGTCATCATCATTCAAAAGGTCTTCAAGGACAAAAGAAAGCTCAAGACAGGGGTTCTGGTAGTGGAGTCTTTGCACGTGATCCAGATGCAATCATTGATTTAATTCAACTCGATACTACACCGGAATTCGTACTAAAAAATGCTGCCAATGAAAATTCCACAGCTTGGAGAGTGGAAGGTTCTCTTAGAGAATTCCCTAATTTCAAGCCAGTTAATTGTTGGTTTAACTATCCGATTCATGTTGTCGATTCAATAGGAGTATTATCAACAACCTATGCAGAAGGATCAAAAGATGCAAACTTAGCAAAATCAGGAAAAAGAAAGCAAACACAAGAAAATCGTGAGCAAGAGTTCAATGATGCATTTGATGTGTCTTCTTTAAATGATAAATCATGCACAGTAAAAGACCTTGCTGAGTACATGGGGGTCACTGAAAGAACGATTCAGGGTAGGATTAAAGAGTTTAGTAATAAGTATATTTCTAGTAAAGGTGAGGTGTTTCGGAAATGATGGAGAAAACGAAAAAAGGAGAAATTCTCCTATCTTCGCAAAACGAAGAAAATAGGGAAAATTACCTATTTTCGGAAAACGAAAAAAGGGCTTATATATATAGTTTCGTTTCACTCACTCGCACTGACGCCTCGTTTTGTAGGAAGGGGCTAAAAAGCCGCCCCTTCCCAAAACAAAGCATCTCGAGGCAACTTCCTTTTTTCCAAATTAAAATCAAGGTAGGGCAAGTGTTATGAGAATATTTCTTCTAATTGATCCACCTAGAGCAACAGCACAAATGCAAAAGATTACAGTAGTGAATGGGAAACCTAAAATGTATAAACCACCTAATGTTCTAAAAGCAAGGAATACATTAATATCACATTTAAAACCATTTAAACCTAGTGTTCCAATTGAGGGTCCAATAGAACTTCGTGTAACCTGGTTATTCCCAAGAGGAAATCAACATAAGCACTTTGAATGGAAAGTAACAAGACCTGATACTGATAATCTTCAAAAGATGTTAAAAGATTGTATGACTGAAGTTGGATTTTGGAAAGATGATGCACAGGTAGTTGTAGAGCATGTTGAAAAGTTATGGTCAAATGAACCTTGTGGAATTTCTATCACTTACGAAAGTATAACAAGTAAAACAAAAGAGGTACAAGCTTATGACCAATAAAGATTACTTATCACAAGTGTACCATCTTGAATTAAAGATTAAGCAATTAATGTTAAGGTCAAAAGAATTTGAAAGATTATCATTCACAGTTCCTGGGTCAAACTATGATAGAATAAGAGTCGATGGAACACACAACCAAGAAGCTCCGTATGTTAAGTGGATAGTAAAAAAGACTGAAGTCGATGGTAAAATAGCATTTCTTCAAAAAGATTTGGAAAGACTCAAAGTAGAAATACTACAGGTTATAGAAAAGTTGGATAATGAAGATTACAAAAATGTTTTAATCATGCGTTATCTAGATACACTTACTTGGGAGGAAATAGCAGATAAATTGTATTGTTCGTCTTCAACTGTAAAAAGATGGCATTCATCAGCAATTAGTAAGATAGAATTATAGGAAAATTGAACTATACGAGTCAAACATCGAGTATTTTGATTGAAACATGATACTCGGTTTTCTCATTTTATAATGTTGTTTGATTTGTGAATATTAGATAATTTGAGATATTTTAATTACTATGATATAATTTAATTAACTAATTTCATTAGTTGAAATTAAACATTTGGAGGAAAGAGAATGAAAATAGTATTAATCGCACTTAATGAAGTGCATAAAACAGGTAAAATGGACATTCATGTTCAAATTCAAGACGGAATGTTAGGTTCCGACCAAGATTTAACAGTAAATTGCGATGAATTAATTGAACTAGTAAGAAGTTATGACAATGATGAATGTAGAATTTTTAGTGATACAATTGAGGTTTTAGAAGTACTTCAATATGATGATATGGATGCTAAAGAAAAATTACTTGAAATGATAGATGCAATTGTCGGGGAAGAGAGTAAATATAATATAGATTAAATGTACACTAATCTTACTTCTAAGTATAAACCAATTTAGCAAAACGTTAATTTATTATAAAAAATAATTTGTCAATAAAAAAAGATAAACCATTGTGAACCACAATGAACCGTTGTGAACCATTGTAAATAAATTAATAGTGTGGTATTATTATAATGAAGAAAAATATAAAATGTTATAGGTCAAGGATGAGAGTCCCTGGCCTTTTTTATACCAATTTTTATAAAAGGAGTAAAGCAAATGCCATACAAAGCAAAACGTGGTTGTCAATATCCTGGATGTAATCAATTAACCTATAAGGAATATTGTATAAAACATCAAAAGATAATGTCAAAAGCATATGATAATAATACTCGATTACCAGATCATAACAAGAAGTACGGATATCAATGGAAAAGGGTACGAGTTCGTTATGCAAAAGAGCATCCTTTATGTGAAATGTGTTTTAAGGAAGGTAGGTACACTAGACTCGATGAGGTTCATCACATCATACCTGTGAGTAGGGGTGGGACTAATGAAAGAACGAACCTTATGAGTGTTTGTAAATCATGTCACAACAAGATTCACATTGAGCTTGGTGATAGAAACTAGGGTAGGGGGGCTCAAATATCTACAACTTTTCCCCTAGACAGCGGCCTGGGGCTTCGTGCGAGTTTTTTTCATTTCAAAGGGGGTATTAACCATTGGCTAAAGATGGTACTGCTAGAGGCGGTGTGAGAATAGGTAGTGGAAAGAAACCGACCACAAAAAATAAGAAAAATATTCTTAATGCAAAACTACATGATATAAACAATCTGCCTAGTCCAGAAGAGATTGAAGGTATTGATGTACCACCAATCAAAGAGTTCTTGAAAGCAAAGCAAAAGAATGGCAAGGATCTCTTAGCTGAAGGTATATACAAGCAAACATATGCTTGGCTGAAAAAAAGAGGTTGTGAAAAACTTGTATCTACTCAACTTGTTGAGCAATATGCAATGAGTGTTGCTAGGTGGATTCAAACAGAAGATGCAATTTCAGAATATGGAATGTTGGCAAAACACCCAACAACAGGAAATGCAATTGCTAGTCCCTATGTTCAAATGGCTCAAGCATATATGAAACAAATTAATGCGACTTGGTATCAGTTATATGTGATTGTAAAAGACAATGGTTCCGATGATATTGACGAGTTAGATGAACAAGATTTAATGATGGAAAAATTACTGAATTATAGAAAACGATAGGTTACCGAAAGGTAATCTTTTTATTTGGAGGGAATGAATGCTCAAAGTAATAGAACTCTTTGCAGGAATAGGTGCTCAAAGCCAAGGTTTAAAAGAAGCAGGCATTGTCCATGAAGTAGTGGCAATCAGTGAAATTGATAAATATGCCTTGAAGGTTTATGAAAAACTACATGGAGTAATACATAATCTTGGAGATATTAAAGCGATTGCTAGATTACCTAAAGCTGACCTTTGGACATATTCATTTCCATGTACTGATATTTCAGTGAGTGGTAAAATGGCTGGATTTGAAAAAGGAAGTAATACTCATAGTAGTTTATTGTGGGAAGTTCAGAGATTACTGGAAGTAGCCAAAGAAACCGATGAATTACCTAAGTATCTTCTACTTGAAAATGTAAAAAACCTTGTGTCAAAGAGATTCAAATCCTATTTTAATGAGTGGATAATGTATCTTGAAAGCTTAGGGTATAAGAATTTTTATAAGGTTTTAAATAGCCGGGATTTCAATGTTCCACAAAACAGGGAACGTGTTTTCATGATATCGATTCGTGATTCAAATGCTAATTATTCATTTCCTGATAAAATACCTTCAACAAGAAAACTTAAAGACTTACTTGAGGATGAAGTGAGTGAAAAATACTACTTATCAGAAAAGATGATTAGATGCCTAACTGATACTACTAATAGAAATGGTTTAATACGAGCAAAACAGTTTAGACCACACCATCCAAATAAATCGGGTACTGCATATACTGTTACAACTAAAGCGGGAAGTAGACCGTGTGATAACTTTATTGAAGTATTTGACTTTAGATATGATGAAGGTCCAAGAGGAAGAACTGAACTTGACTTATCTCCAACTCTAACAACAAAAGTTGGTACAGGTGGAATAAGTGGACAACCTCTACTTAAAATTCCTGAGGCCACCAAAAAAGGTTATGCAATCGCTCATATAGGTGATGGGATTTATACAAATAGAACCCATAGTAAACGTGGAGTAGTTCAAAGGAATGCAATACCAACGCTGAAAACTAGCCCTCACGATCTTGGGGTAGTTGTTGATAATCCAAATGAGTTGATTTCAATAAGACGTCTTACTCCAAGAGAATGTTGGAGACTCATGGGGTGGAACGATGAAGATATCAATAAAGCCTTTTCTACTGATGTTTCAGAAACACAACTTTACAAAATGGCAGGGAACTCAATTGTAGTGAACTGCTTAACTGAGTTATTTAACTGCTTGAAGGGAGATATTAAAGATGTATGAAAAAGTGAATCCAAGTCATCCTGACAAACTAGCTGATAGAATTGCTGGTTCGATTTTGGATTTGGCTTACAGGAAAGCAAGTGATCCTAGAATTGCTGTAGAAGTTTTAATTGGACATGGTGTTTGCCACATTATTGTTGAAACATCAGTGTCCATTGATTTTAAAGAAATAGAATCAGCAGTTATAAGAATAGCTGGCAATCTAAAGATTGATTATGTTGAAGTTCCCCAGGATATTCATTTAGCGAAAAACCAAGTAGATACTATTAGATGCGGTGACAATGGAATCTTCAAAGGTATGCCATTAACCAAAGAACAAAAGAAACTATCACAAATAGCAAGGCGAATTTATGATGATTACGAATGTGATGGCAAATACATTATTGATGGAGACAGGCTTATCATTTGTCAAAGTAATGCGAAAACAACAGACTTGAAACTTAAGTATCCAAATGCAAAAATCAATCCTATTGGAGATTGGACTGGTGGTGTTGATGTAGATAGTGGTGCGACAAATAGAAAACTTGGCTCTGATATGGCTGACTCCGTTACTGGTGGTGGGCTCCATGGTAAGGATTTATCAAAAGCTGATGTAAGCATTAATGTCTACTGTTTCATCAAAGCCCAAGAAACAGGTGTTCCAATTGAACTTTGCTGTGCGATAGGTGATGAAACCATAGATGGTATACCTTATGCAGAAATAGTTGAGATTGCACGTGAATATATTGTTGATCTGGGTGGCTTTGAAAAGTTCGCTGAATGGGGGTTAGTATAATGAAAACAACCACTGAATTTGAACTGGTTTCGATTGATAAACTAATACCTTACATTAACAATGCAAGAACACATAGTCCAGAACAAATAAATAAACTCCGTTCTAGTTTGAGAGAATTTGGATTTATTAATCCGATTATTGTTGATAAAGAGTTAAATATTATTGCCGGGCATGGAAGAGTTTTGGCGGCAAAAGCTGAAGGTATAACAAACATTCCTTGTGTCTATGTTGACTATCTAACGGATGCTCAAAAGAAAGCATACATAATTGCAGATAATAGAATTGCAATGGACGCTGATTGGGATGAAAAATTATTAAGAGTAGAGTTAGAGGCATTAGAAGGAGAGATGTTTGATTTATCTCTTACAGGCTTTGATGAAAAAGAGTTGAATGATTTATTCAAAAAAGATGTTGAAGTAGAAGATGATGATTATGATTTGACTTCTGCATTAGAGAAAGCAACATTTGTTGAAAGAGGAGATCGATGGGTTGTTGGTAGACATGTTCTCTTTTGTGGCGATGCTACTTGTGAAGATGATGTTAATAAACTAATGGATGGAAAGAGAGCAAATCTTTTACTAACTGACCCCCCTTACGGTGTATCATTTACATCTTCTAGTGGACTCAAGATTAAAAATGATTCACTCAAAAATGAAGAGTTCTATAAGTTCTTACTATCTGCATTTAAGAATATGGTTGATCACTGTGAAAATGGTGCATCGGCTTATTGTTTCCACGCTGATACAGAAGGATTGAACTTTAGGACAGCGTTTGTTGACGCTGGATTTCATTTGGCTGGGTGTTGTATTTGGGTAAAAGATTCATTTGTACTTGGAAGATCCGACTATCAATGGCAACACGAGCCCATTCTTTATGGTTTCTTACAAAATGGAAAACATTCATGGTATTCTAATCGTAAACAAACTACGATATGGAATTTCAAAAAGCCAAA